AAAAGCGGGATGCTCTCGCCGTGGCCCAGCTTCTCGAACTTCCATACCTCGGGCTGCCCCGCTTCCTTGAATACCTGGAACGAGCGGCGCGATATCATCCCCGGGTCATTTATCGGGTCGGCCACCATGGTGCTCTCGCCGTAGAGCTTCTCAAACTCTTTCTTGTAAAATTCGTCGCCCATTTTCGCGGGAAGAGGCGCGGCCTTCATCTTCGGGATATCCGCGGGCCGGATGTTCGAGAGTGACCTTCTCCCGTAGTCCGCGGCGGTCTTCAGGTTGTCCATGTCCTTGAACACTCCTTGCGGACCCTCGATTCCGTATCCGCCCAGGGCGTTTTTCCCCACATGGAAATCCCACCCCGGATCGGGCATGAGAAGGCGGCCGGGGAGCCTGACGCCCGTTCTCGGGTCGGTAGGTTCGTACAGCCCGCCGGTGGGGTCCTCTTTCTCGACCTTCCAGCCGTTCGACTCCAGGTCGGCGTCCGATACGCTGTTCACGGAACATCTGCACCGGAACCCGTTCGGAGGGAACCACTTGTCCCAGAAGGGATGGTCCGCCGGGAAGATCCTGCCGTGCACGGCCCGGTGGGCCGGACGGGTGCGGCTGTCGTTGACCGCGCTGTATCGCCAGTACGGGCGGCGTTCCTTCACCCGCATCATCTGCTGATAGTTGCCCACGTTGTAGGCGGTCTGGATGTTGGTGCGGAAGATGTTGTCGATCCTCCAGGCCCTTTTCCCCGTCCATCCCCTGCGCTCGAAGATCCCGGCGCATTCCTTCTTGAAATCATCAAAGCTGACGCCGTCTTCAAACGCTTTTGTAATGGCATTGAAGACAGTATTCAGCTCTGCTCCCCTGGCGATGCCCGAGACGCTGAACGCCATGAGCTTTGCCTCCCGCTTCAGCTTGTCGAACTCGCCGGGGGAGAGCTTGAGTTTCTTCTTCCAGAAGGCGAGCGCTTCCTCCGGAATGAGGTCGAAGGATAAATCAATCACCGGATTCCTCCGCCGCCGTGAATCTGCCGAATCCCTGCGCGCCGATGAGGGCCGCCTCCAGGATGGACGCCAGCCGGTCCATGTTCATGGCAGGGTACAGCTCCATCACCTTCTGCATGGCCTCCTCGAAGGATGAAGAACCCATGACCGCCTCAACAATCAAGCGCTCGTTCTCGGCAAGCGCCAGGGCTGCCGCGCTTATTGCCCTTTCGGCCAGGTTTTCCAGCGCCTGCTGCTCCGGGGTGAACTCTGTAGTAAGCGCTGTCTCCTCCCGGTTGGCCGCCGTCCCGCCTTCCTTTACCACAGGAGGGCCGGGGGGGATTGCCCCCAGCAGCTCTTCCGGCGCCGCCTTCGGATCCGGGTCGGGCAGGCCCAGCTTGTCGCGGATCACGCTCTGCTCCACCTTCAGCCCCAGGGGCACCAGCTTGTCCAGGGCGTCCACCAGCGCCGCCACGTCTTCCGCGTCCGGCGCGGCGAGCCTCAGCTCCGGATAATTCTCCTGAGGCCCGAAGTTCAGGTCGATGAACGGCTTCACCAGGTCGCGGTTGAGGGTCTGCGCCAGTTGCCCCGCGTCGTCGTCGCGGATGTCGTCCCGCACCTCCGACTGGAGCTTTTCGTCGCCCAGCTTGCCCAGCGTGCCGGAACTGGAAGCGGTCTGGCCCAGCACCCCCTTGCTGACCTGATTGTCCAGATATTCCGCCAGGTCCTTGTACACCTGCACGGAGCCGGTCTTTTGCGCCTCCACGAAGTCGATGATCATGCTCTCGGGAATGACCGCCGCCGCGTCGCTCCCCAGGTTGGCCACCGCCGTCTTCAGGATGTTGATTTCGGCCTCGGTGGCCGAAGCGCCGTACTTGCCCACGCGCATGGGCATGCCGAACACCTCGGCGAACGCCACCCAGTCCTTCAGGGTGTAGTTCTTGAACAGATACGCCCAGGCCGCCAGGCGCGCCAGCCCGCCCCTGATGGGCAGGCCCGTCTTGAGCAGAGGGACGTGGACGCAGAACTTGTAGGGCTGGAGCGGCAGGCCTTCGAAGGCGTCCGCCTCGTCCAGCAGGCGGATCTCTCTTTGCCCGATCCGGTCGAAGGTGAAAAATCTCGGGTCCCGCCACTCGTAGCGGGCCGGGAACCACTTCTTTCCGCTCCTGTCCCAGATAATCTCCACCACGGAATAGCCCTTGCCGAGACCGTCCAGAAGCGCCTTTACCAGCCCCCCGAATCCCGGCTTTCTCGCCAGGGAGCGCACCGCGTCCGCCAGCTCCACGTCCCTTTTATCGTCGGAGAAGGCCTCCACCGTCACCGGCAGCCGCGAAACGGCCAGCTTGCGCTTGCCCAGCTCGCAGGCGTAGTGCGGATCGCGTTCCTCCATCTCCTCCGCCAGGGTCAGGTAGCCGCGGGCGTCGCCATCGCCCGCGCTCTTCAGCAGGGCCGCCAGGCGGCCGGGGGTGAGCCCGCTGGCTACCGTCTCGTTCCAGACAGTGCGTATCCCGGCCAGGGCCGGCGCGGCGATCTCGCGCGTCAGCTCCTGAGTCCTTACCGGCCGGCCATAGGCGTCGTAGATTGTCACAGCCATCACCAGAGTCCTTTCTGTCTGCCGAACCCGGCGGTTGCGCGGATCGGCCGGGGCATGTCTTCAATCTCTTTTTTCGTCACCGGGTGATAGGCGTACTGGGCGGCTCCGGTCCCGGCCGCGTTAACGGCCAGAAAGCAGGCCCACGTCCGGTCGGCGTGGCCGGCGGAATCGCTTTCCGCCACGAAGCGGGGCGACCCGGTGGGGCCGGTTATCTTCCTGAGCTTGTGCAGGTCGGCCCGCAAGGCCGCGTCTCCCTGGGGAATCCGGATCTTCCGGTCCTCGAACGCCTCTTTGCCCAGGGTCGCCAGGGTGAGCTTGTTGGGGCCGCTGAACAGCACCCCCTCCACCCGGCTCGTTCCGTGCCTGCGTCGCGCGTCCTCCACGGGCTTCTCGCCCATGCCGGTCTGGTCCATGCAACAGCGGGCCACCCGGTAGCGGCGGAACACTTCGTCCAGGAGCGCGTCCTGTTCGGCGAAGCTGATGCGCTTGCGGGCCACAATCTCCCGCGTCCACAGCACGTCTCCCACCGCCTCCGCCACCCAGATAACGAACAGGTCGCCCCGCGCCGCGATATCCACCCCCACGAAACAGGGGCCGCCCGCGTACTGGTCCGGCTGCCCGGCCAGCTCGTTTTCCACGGCGGTTATCAGCTCGTAGGATAGCCAGGCGCTCGCCTCGTCCAGCCATTTCAGCTCGAATTCCTGAGCCCAGGCGTCTTCGTCGCCGCACCCGGCCCGCAGCTCCTCGATGTTCCGGGGGAGGCCGTCCGCCACCGCCTGGTAGATGTCCGTGATCTGCCGGTGCCAGACGCCGCTTTCGGTGGTCATCAGGTCATAGAACTTGTTTCCCTTGCCGTTGGGCGTGGACACCACCCTCAGCTTCCACCCCTTGGAGACGACCGGGAAGAGGGCGGACCAGATCTTCCGGCTGTCGGCGTGAAAGGCGAACTCGTCCAGAAAGCAGTTGGCGGAAAAGCCGCGCGCCGTGTCCGGGTTGGCGGGCAGGGCGGTTATCTTCGAGCCGCCGGGAAACTCCACTTCCAGCGCCCTGTATCGGGCCTCGCCGCCGTTCCAGTCATACTCGGAGGCCTTGATAATGCTCCCCATGGCCTTGCAGTGGGGCTTGACCCCTTCGTCCATGGCCTCCTTGGCCTGCCGCTCTCCCCTGGAGAGGATCACCCAGCGGGCCTTTCTCCCCTCCAGCTCCGCCAGCTGGCAATCGCGGGCGATCTCGTAGGTGGTGGTGAAGGTCTTGCCGGTCTGGCGGGCGAACATGGCTATCTTGAAGCGGGAATCGTTCTCCAGCCAGCGCACCTGATAGGGAAGGAAAAGGACGTTACGCACCATAGGTCTCCCGGAGTATCCGCTTGAAGTCTTCGGCGGTCATCCTGCCGCCGCTTTCTCCGGCGGCCGCGTCCACCGCCTCGCCCGCCTTTTCCGCCGCCTCGGCCAGGGCCTGGCGGCGGACCTCTTCCTTGACCTCCGCCTTGAACTGCTCCCGGCGCACGCTGGAAGACTGTAGCTGGCCTATCTGCCCCAGCAGTTTCGGTATTTCGGCGGCGTTGATCTCCCCCTTCACCAGGCCTTCCATGACCTGTTGCAGGGCCAGATTCGCCACCGCCTCTTCCAGCGCCAGCCCCTCGCCGATTTCCCCCTTCATCGCCTTGGCCTGGTCGATGGCTATCTTCAGCCGCTGATAACTGAGCAGGTATTCCTTGCCGTAGCGGCCGATGGACGAATGGGAGATATCGAACCCCTTGCCGGCCAGAAACCCCCGGATGTCTTCATAGGTAATGCCCGGCTCCAAAAGCAGCCGGTCCACCTCGGCCCGCGTTTCGGCGGGCAGGTCGGTCAGCACCCGGCTGTGGCGGCGGACCATGGCCCGCTGTTTTCCGGGGGCGGACTCACCCATTTCCCAGCTCCTTGTTGAGGCGTTCAATGTCCTGTAACACCCCCTTCAATTCCTTTTGCATCTCCAGGGCCTCATAGACGAACAGGGCCGAGGCCTCCAGGTCCAGTTCCGCCACCGGCGTCACGGCGGACACCGCCAGCAGGTCCTTGACCGCCTTTACCTTGGCGTCGATGCGCACGGACAGGTCCATGCGGACCTGCTTCTTTTCCGCCAGGGCGCCTTTCAGCTGCATGATCACGCTCATATGTGGGCCTCCACTTTCTTGTCCTTGCGCACCAGAGGGCAGAACAGGTTGTTCATGGTGATGTCCTTTACCTGGGTCAGGGTCTGGGTGGCGTGGATGATCAGCTCCTGCTGGTTGTCCACGATGCTCCGGTAGCCGTTCACCAGCTCCTTGTAGTTCTTCACCAGCTCGATATTGGCCTCGTACATCTTCACCACCGCCTCGAAGCGGCGGCTCTGGTTCCACGAGACCAGAAACAGCACCCCCCACGGCGCGAACACCATCAGGGAGAGCAGGGCGGACAAAGGCATCGCCCCCAGCTGTTTCAGTATGTCGGCGGTGGCCTTGACGGCCATTATCTGATCCGGTGTCATTGTCTCCTCCCTTTCTCCATCTCACCCTGGCAGGAGACGCAGCGGAGAGCGCCTCGCGCCGCCTTCAGCCGCGCCGCCGGTATGGGCTCGCCGCAATCGATGCAGAGCCGTTGTCCGTTGTCCGTGTCCGTGGTCCGTAAAGGCGGGTTCAGGTTTTCAACGGACACCGGCGACGGACCACGGTTTCTCAGCGCCAGCCCCAGGAAAAACTCGTCGTTCGCCTGGGCGCGGTCCATCTCATCGGCCAAGACGCTACTCCTCCGGCAGCCTGCCCGGCACGCCGCCGATGGCCTCGCCCTTGAGCGCGCCGACTCCGGGTGTTTGCGCCAGCAGAGCGTTGACCACCGCTTCCGCCTGTTCCCTGCTCACCTTGGGCATGGCCGCGCACACGTGCCCGATGGCCATGTCCAGCTTCTCCCGGCCGGTGAGGCTCACCCGGCTTTTCAGCATCCGCGCCGCCGTCTCCTCCGCCAGGGTGATCCCCTGAAAGGCGAGCTGTTCCAGGATGTTGTTCCGCTTCGTCAGGGTCTCTATCTGGTACTTCCGGCCCAGCCGGTCGAGAAAGACGCTCACAATCGCCATGAACAGAGAGGTGACGAACGGGAAGACCGTGCCTTGCAGCAGGCCCGCCAGGGCGCCGGGCGCGCCTCCCGGCGATTCGGCGGCACAGGCGGCGGCGGAAAAGGACAGGCAAAGCAGGATAAACAGGGCGGTTCGTTTCATAAGTAGGGCGGTTCGATTCATAGCCAGACCTCCTGATCTTTCATCTGAAATACTTCCTTACCTTCATCACGTATCCCTGGTTGCGGTATATGCCGCTTTTTTTATCCTTCTCCGGGCTTCCCTGGTTGTAGGCGCTGATGACGCCGTCCCAGCCGTAGCGGTCCAGATAACGGTCGCGCAGCATCGATAGCAACAGGCAGCCGTAATGGATGCCGGTCACCGCGTCGCACAGGGTGGAGAGAAACGGCTCCTTGCACCCCAGTTCGCGGGCCACCTCTCCCATTATCTGCATCAGGCCCCAGCTCGTGGCTCGGGCCTGGCGCTCGGTCTCCAGGGAGGCGCAGCCGAACCGTTGGGGCTTCTCGGGGATGTAGCGTTTGAGAAAGGCGGGCTCGTAGCGCATGGCGTAGGTGTTTCCGCCGCTTTCAACCTGGATGATGGCCTTGACCAGACCGGCGGGCAGCCGGTGGTTTTCCGCCGCCAGTTCGGCGACGGCTTCGAGGTTCGCGGGTAAGGGCATGGATGCTCCTGAATGTGGAATTGAGGGATGAGAGGAGGACGGGCAAGGAACCCCTCTCATCCCGCCCCGGCTGCCACCGGGGACAATGCGGCAAGACCCGGTAAGAACCGCCGCAACCAAAGGAGAGAAACAAATGGCGGGGATAACATAGCGAGGATACGTTACTGTTTGATAGTAGGGGCTTTTATAAAAAGAAAGGCCCGCCGGGGAGGCGGGCCTTGAGGGGAAAAGAGGGGGATAACGTGCCGCACGAGCGGGCAAGCCGCTCAGCGGCGGGGGGTGTTAGACCCCTACAACCCGCAGATGGTCTTTGACGAATTGCTCAGTAACTTCTTTTGCGGCCCTAAGAACAAGCCCTTCCATCGTAAAGCCGCCGAACTGTTTGTCGGATTCGCGGCGGAGAGTTTCGTTTGCTGCCTCAATAAGAGCGGTCAGTACTTTTCCGTTATCAAGTATGCGGTTTATGTGCTTTTCCACGGTTTCCCGCACAATGGATTCGGTCACTTCCCGCACCATCTCCCGAGTAAGGCCCATTTCGTTCATCAGCACCTGTCGGACTTGATCTATTGGTTTTTTCATTCCAGTTCCTTTCTGCCGCTGGTTGACCCGGCGGCACGACCACATGAAGTGGTCAGCCTTGTGGCGTTATTGCTTGGGTTACAATATGTTTTTGGCGCGCAGCTCCCGCAGCTTGGTTTCCACCGAATCAGGGGACCTCCCCAGTTTCTCGCCTATGCCCTTGGACTTCAGCCCTTGCCGGGTCAAGATAATCAGCTGCGACACTTCTTCCGTTTGCCAGTTACGACGGCGCGGCGGGGTCTGTCCTGTGAGGAGCGCCAGCCTCATTTCGGCGTTTTCGACCCGGAGTTTCAGATTGTCGGCCTCGACCTTATCCATCGTCACCGTTTCGCGCGGCTCGGGGAGCGTTTGCAGCTCTTTCAGCTTTCCCTCCATCATGTCAAAGGCCCGAATGTAAGCCTCTTNNCGCTTCCGGGCCGGTGAAGCCCATGACCAGCCAGACTAACCCGTTCCTGAACACGTTGTACATGGGCCGGGGTTTGCCTTGTTTATCCAGGTAGTTCGCCGGCCCAAAATTGGCCCGGCCGAATTCCTCAGAGCATTCAAGGGTTTCTATCGCCCGGAGGACATGCTTGTGCTGTTTGCCAAACACCTCGGCAACCTTAAGACTGGTGGTGACGGCGTGGCCGTCCTTGAGAATTACTGCGTCCTGTGGAAATGGAATGATTGCGTGTGCCATGATTAACCTCCCTTTCTAAACTTCGTCGAAGATGTCGATGAACCGGGCGGAAAGTGCGGCCAGCCCCCGGCAGCCGACCGCCATTTTTGATGTCTTGTTGGCGCGATAATCGAATTCGGCCAGGATAAGATCAAGGATGGCGGGGAGCATCTCGGGGAGCGACCGGATAGTATCGAATGCGTCGGAAGCGGGGTCGGTGTAGTTGCTGCGGGCCTCGGTGATAAGTTGGTCGGCGGTGTATGGCGGACGGTGAGCGGCGAGCCGGATGACGCGGGGATGCGCCACGGAGGGCGCAGAGCGTGCGGTTTTCATGATTGGTCTCCATTGTTTTTTCGAAGATGGCGCTTTCGAAGGCGCCGGGCGGTTCGAAACCGTCAATGGAAACGGCCCAGGGATTTCCCCCGAAGGGTGTTGTATAGCCCTGGCCACCCGACAGTCCTTTCAATCTGTGGGCGCAAAAATGCCGCAGTTCGCTGCGGTTCCGTCCATTGGCTCGTGGTTTCGACGCCACTTGAGCGCAAGTATTAGCGGAACCGATTGTTTTGTCAATACTAATTTTCACTGGCGGTCTCCACCCCCGGCAACGCCGGCTGGGTCCGCTTGAAATGCGCCTTCCTGATGCGCCGGATAGCGGCGTAGAAAGCCTGTTCGCCCAGTTCGTATTTGCTCATCAGCCGCAGCTTGGAGCAGTACGTTCCGTCCCACTCCCGCCACAGGGCATAATCCCGGAGGGTGATTTCATAGTCGCGGCCCTGGGAGATATACACCAGCTCCCCTGACCAGTCGGCCCGCAGCAGTTCCAGCAATTCGGCGCCCAGACCGGCGGCCCGGTCCGGGTCATCCTCGCCGAGGATCTCCGAAAATCGCCGCGCCATGGCCGCGAGCTGTCCGGCGGTGAGGGCGTTCGACGTGGCCTCCTCCCGCGGCGGCGCGGCCTCGCCCTCGAACAGGTCCTCCTGTCTCTCAACGGACTCATCCCGCCGTTTGCGGATGTAGAGCATTCGTCCGCTCCACTCCGTGCGGAGGTATTCGGTTATCCGGAACGCGGCTTCGTCGGCTTTGCCTCGCTCATGTCCGGCTTCCTGAAGGCGCGCGGAAAGTTTCCGCCAGGCGTCTTCCAAGAGCTCCGGGTATTTTTCCATGAACTCCTGTTTCATCGTTTTTCCCCGCTCAGATCCCACCCCTCGCGCATGGCCTGCTTGCGCAGGGCGGTGATGATCTTGTAAAGCTGCTCCGTGGGTACCCAGCCAAGACTGTCTATGGGCGCCCCGTCCTGTGTGCGGCAAATTTTTCGCGCCAGGGCGTGGGCATAGTTCCAGGGCTTTTCGCCGACGGTCAAAAGCGCCTCAATCTTATCCAGTTGCGCTTTGCGATCCGGCATGTCCATATTCTTCGGCCGCCCAGGGTAGCAACTCCCCCCTTTATGAAAGGGGGGCCGGGGGGGATTTCCGCACAGATGCTCCAGCACCGCCCGGCGCCCCTTGGCGTCCAGATCGGCGGCGCTGGTGACGCCCGCCACGGTGTTCAGCATATAGCGGTATTCATCGTCGCTCATCCCTTTTTCGGCCTTGGCGATGTGGATTCGCGCCAGCTCGGCCTTGCGCCGGTCTTGGGGAGTGGCGGGCTTCTTGTTCCGTTTATGCCGCGTTGAAGACATATTCAAGCCTCCTTAGCTCCACTTTTCAAGCAGTTGGTTGAGCCTCTCCAGATTCTCGCCCCGTTGTTCTTCCGATATTTCCGGGAGGGGGAGTTTGCGCCGTTGCGGCCTCTCTGGCAGCAGATCCACCAGGCGGCGGGGGACAGGCCATTCCTCCAGCGTCGGCAGGAGCAGTTCGAACGCGCGAACCAGCCGGGGCCGATCTATTTCCTCGATGGTAAGCCGGGAGTTGAGCGCCAGCCGCCAGGTATCCGCGGTCCTGGTTATGATCTCGGAGGCAGGCTGTGAGCGCAGGTTCTGGGCGAGACACGCGGCCAGCCCGGCGGCTATTCCCTGCCGCAGCCAGTCCCCTCCGGCCCATTCTTCCAGCATGGTCATGGCGCGCGCGGTTTTGGAAATCCCCCCGGCTTCGCCACCCCCCTTTCTTAAAGTGGGGTTGAACCCGGCTTCGGCGGCGGAGGTGGCCGCGGTCATGGCCGGCGGGCCGGGGCAGGTGTTCTCCAGCACCCTCTTCAGATAATTATGATTCTTCAACGGCTGCACGGTTCCGGCGTCCCGCTTCTGCCTGAGCGCCTCCACCGTTTCCGAGAGCGCCGCCGCCAGTCTCATGTTGTCGGATGTCAATTCCACCGCCTCCCGCGCCAGCCGCAGCATCCGGTCATAGGCCAGCGCCCTTGACGGGGGGCGGAACAGGCCGAGGTAGGCCACCAGCGGCCGGGCCAGCTCGCCCAGGCCGCACACAAAGGCCGTGAACTCCCGGCCGGCGGCCTCTTCCATGGCCGATTCGAGGTGAAAGATGGTATGGCACGCGGGGCAGGTCAGTTTAATCTTGGCTCCATATAAATAAGGTCCACCGGTTCCGGCCACGGTTGCGGCTTGCCCGGCATGATCTTCTTTTCAATATCAATAAAGTCCGGGCATTTCCCCGGCCAATTCTTAATAGGCAGCGGATGGTCCGGGTGAAGGCAATACCGCGTCAATCCTCTGAAGCCGAAGTATTTGCACTCGCCGCAACTCACGCCGCCCCCTGTCCGCCGTTTTCCTCGTTTGACTGTTCAAGTGCGGGACGGATGACTCCGGCCCTGTCTTCAGCAGTCAAGCAACTTTCCCCAGCGTCCGCAGCCCCTCGATCATCCGGTTGCGGGACACGGTCGCGTTGACGGCCTCCTTGTAGGCTTCCGGGCCGTATGCCTTGCGGTAACGCTCATGTCCCGCCAGTCGCAGCAGGTGGACACTGCCGTCAAAGGCGTCGCAATGGTTGTCGGGATTGATGCGGTATCTCGCGCTGTTCTCGAATCCCATCATCCCGCAGCGGGGCTCGACGCCCAGCTCTTCGCCGTCCATCGCCTTTACCTGAAAATTCTCCACATAGAAATTGCAGTGAGAACACCCGCCGGAAGTGGGGCCTTTGCGGTAGTGCAATTCGTCTTTCTCTTTCAGCCGTCCGTTTCCCATCATCCCCCTCCCTACTCAATTTCGGCGAATTCATCGCCGGTTTCCGCGTCCCGGTAGACGGTCAACCGCGGCGGGTCGAGCATGGCGCCCATCAGCGGCATGTCCTCGGGCAAATCAAGGAGCGCCTCCCTGAGCGCTCCCACCGTTTCAAATCCTTCGATTTCCTTTACACGCGTTACCACCATCACGCCGCCTCCTTACGCCGACGCCAGATCGAGACCGATCTGCCGGTATGAGCCGTCATCCTGCCGTTCGTACACCCGCACATACGCCCGTGACCCCGCCACCTGGATGCTTTCCGAAATGGCGTCCATGGCCCTTTTCCAGGTCGGGTCTTCGATGTTGATGCGCCGCAGGCTCAATATCCTCTTGGTGTTGACCCGGCCGCGCTTGTCCACCTGGAAGGCGTCGTTGATGAGCGCCCGGATCTCCGCCGTGGTCCCCTCGGCCCACTTGTGGATGCACTCGTCGATGAGGGCCTTGGCCACCTGGAGCCGCTCGTCAAAGGTCAGATATTCGTCCATGTCCCGCTGCACCCGGTACCGGCCGTCATAACTACGCAGGGAGATGTTTCCCTTGACTCCGCCGATTCTGGTGTCGAACCGCTCGGCGGAAAGTTCAATGAACGCCTGGATATCCTGCATCGTCCGGACCTTGAAGAAATCGAGCAGCCCGGCCAGTTCCTTTGCCCGTTCCGCTATCTCCTTCACCAGGGCGTCCCGCGCCAGGTCGATTTCCTTGACCATCTCCACCGGCGCCAGCCGTCCCTGGGCGTCTTCCATGTATCCTTCGGGTATCGCTCTACTTGCCATGCCTCTTTCCTCCTTTGTTTCGCCTTTCGGCGTCTAGCTGATTATCAATTGATCGGGGATTGCGAATATCACCCCAGGGGCAATCTCGACCGGCCCTTTCAACACGCTCCGCGCCCGGCGATACGCCTCCCGCCAGCAACGGCGATTGGCCGGGGCATAGATATACGACGTGCGCGCCTCAAATTCGTCCATATCCCATTCGTCGATAGCGGGGCGGTAATCGTTTACCTGGAGCCGCAGCAAGCCCGGAGTCGCGGGCGCGTCCGCTATGCCGCCGTCCGAGTTGTCCAGCGCCTCGGCGTAAATCTCATCACCCCGGATCCATCCCTTGGAAACTTCTATCTCTTCGCGGTTTGCGGTGAACATGCCTCTTTCCTCCTTTATTTCGCCGTTCTACGGCTTTTCAATTGCTGTTTAACGTCCATTGCGCCGCTCTTGACTTCACTCAGGAACTCGGCCGTCCGGGCGTCGAGCCACGCCTTCTCCGCCAGATAGCGGCCCGTCATGGCCTCCATGTTCCGGTAATAGGCGCTCCAGGTCTGATACATGGACCCGGCCGTGCAGCCGAGAATCAGGGCGGCCAGGGCCAGTGTCAACGCCGCCGGGGCGCTCATGCCTCGCCTCCCCGCGGCGGAAAAGGGCCTGAATAGGGCAGCGGCCCGCGGATTGCCAGCCCGATGGCGCCGGGCGCGCCTTTGGCCCCGGACAGCCGCGCCGGGGTCAGGCAGCCGTTCATGACCATCCGTACCGCCAGAGATGCGGCGCGTTGCGCCTGTTCCTTGCGATGTTTCCGGTATCTCAGCCGGTATCTCAGCCAATAGAGAAACTGTTTCATGACTTGCTCCTTTCCGTTGTCCGTTTTGCGCCGCCCTTGTGGTGAGCTATCCCCGCCGACCTGTTTACGGCCATCTCTCCGGCCTCGGGCCGCCTCATCCTGAATTCCCGGTAGATCCGCCGGCCGCAACCGATGCACCTGAGGGAGGTTACCCCCCGCCCCAGCTCGTAATCCGGCGCCAGATACCCGCCGCAACGCGGGCAGCGGGGCCGCTTTGTCTCTTTGCAGGTCACTTTTTGTCTCCTCTCTCGCAGTCACGGCAGGCCAGCCAGATATCCGCGCGGGACGTGCTGAATCCCTTTTTTTTCTCCTCGGCGCAAAACTTGAGGGAGATATCGCCATGGACCGGACAGTCCACTGTGGTGTCGCCGAACTCTTCCTCCACCCGCCGGAGAATCGCGCGCTTGTCGGCCTTGTATTCGCCCTTGAGCATCTGGCATACGGCGCTGGGAGAATATCCAATCCTGCGGGCCACGGCCGCCTGCCCGTATATCCCCACCATTTTTATCAATAGTTTCATCCGGTCGGCCTCATTCATCGGCGCCTCCTGACCAGACCACTTGCCTGATGTTCGGGTCGTAGACCTGCTTGACCCGCTGCACCATGGGAGGACGCGGGCCGGTATATCTGGCGGGGAGAAACCGGTAGCGGGCCGGGGCGCCGCATCCTGTGCGGTGTCCCGGCTTGCCCTTGACAACCATTGCGAGGTAGCCCGCCTTATGCAGGTACATGAGGTAGTTCCTGGCATCGATCTCCGAGACCCGGACCGACTCGGTGGAAGCGTGAACAGCCAGATCCAGGACGGAGAACTCGCCCAGGACCTTCATCACCAGCCACATCTGCTCCCGGCTCTTGCCCATCGACTCGTCGACGCCGAGGCCGATCCGCTCGTTCAGGACGGCGTGCTTCAGCACGCCCTCCCAGCCGGCCTCGCGGGCGAGGAACTCGGGTGAGGCGAGCCGCTGGAAGGTGGCCAGCGCGTGCTCG